TTGTCTTACCTTTTGCAATATTTTTAGCATGACGAGCTTTGAAAGACCGTCTTTTAGCTTTATCTGCCTCTGATTCACCCTTTCTTGGAGGCTTTGTTTTTGCTCCTTGCATTCCAAATCTTATTAATCGAAAGCCATCGCCTTGTTTTATGACAACGGCATGAGACTTTCCACTCTTATGATTTGGTGTGCGGATTGGTTTATCAACTCCAGCAAAAGTATGTCCGCCTCTTTTGATTGTCATTTGCCTTTTTTCCTCATCGCAAGCCTGTGAGCTTCAGTGAATGTTTTACCAGCAAGCATCGCCTTTATCATCTCATCCATGTGTGCTTTTGTGTGTCCATGTGTTGATTTATGACGCTTTAAAGCATTTTTTTGACGAGTTGTGAGTTCTTTTTTCTTCATTTTTTTCTCATCAAATCAGCATCAGCCTTTCTTGCTCCGCCTTTTCCTGTTATAAAACTATTAACTCTCCCCATCGCCCAAGCTGCCATCGATACGTTTCTTGATCCGCCACCAAGATATGCTCCCTGACCTCTGCGGTAAACAGCAGCTAGTTGCGTGTAAGAAAAACGGCTGTTGGCAGCTTTCTTTTTAAGTGTTTTTTTTACGCTTTCGCTTAGTGGTTTTCTTTTTGGTCTTTCTGCCATCTTGAGCGATCCTTGATTTTTGTACAGCTTCAATATCAATATACTCTCCTCGCTTGTAAGCTGCTGCCGTTCTTTTTATTTCAGCAGCCTTTGCAGCTTTATTTTTAGCCCCACTAAGGTATTTCTTAGCGACACCAGTTTTTTTATCTTTTGGAACTTTTCTAAAGCGTCTAGTCACCTTTCTTTTTTGATTTTTTGGCTTTTGGCTTTACTTCACAGTTTTCAGCCTTTGGCTTTGGTTCGTCATAAGTTTGAACCTTGAAAGTGTATCCCATTATTTTTTGCCTCCTTTCTTTTTCTTCTTCTTACCTTTTGGTTTCATAGATCCGTAATGTGAAGGCATGATTTTAAATGCAACTAAATATATCTTATCTCCTTTTGCGTTTCTTGGCTGGTTTAGATTTGCCAGCAGAACTTAATGCAATGGCCACAGCCTGTGATCTTGATTTGCCCTCTTTCATAAGCATTCTTATGTTGCCTGTTATTGTTTTTTGAGACTTCCCTTTTTTAATTGGCATTTGGATATCGTTTAGCTAGTTGATCTAATGTTAGCTCTGTTCCATCTTCTCGAATAATTTTTTTTAAGGCATTTGTGGCATTTAGTTGTTTCTTTCCTCTTTTGGGACTCATCAAGAAGTTGAAATATCTTTTCTTTTTTCCTAGCACTTTGTCTTGAATATCAGGATTATCTTTTAACCAGCTTGCATAATTTGTATCTTGCGGAACACGACCCGTTGCAGAGGGTCTTGTATTTGGAAAGGCTCTGGCAAGATCATCGTCATCAATAATTGGAACAGTTGTTGATCTGCAATTGAAATGTTGAGGAGGAACAGGGCCTTGATCATATTTAAACAACTGACCATCTAACCTTTGACAAATAGAGCTTGTTCTTGCATCAAGAGTTGCAACATATTGATATCTGCCAGTAATATCACTGTTTGCAGCATAAACTGCCTGACTTGCTGCATTTTGGACTTGATTAACGGTTGTCCTGACGACAGTTTGGATTTGTTTGTTTGACAAGAGCATTCCTTCTGAATCTTTTAAAGCAGAGTTTAAAGCGATTGCATTTTGAGGTTTTCCAACAAAACTTAAATTTGGACCTTTGAGCCTTCTGACAATTTTTGGTAAAGATTCTCCTTCCAAAACACCAAGTCGGATTGCCTTTGAAAGTCTCGAAGCTGAATCATCAGCGATACCTCTAAATGCTTTTTTAACTGTTTTACCATTTGGCAAAGAAATGTCTGATCCTCTTTTGGCAGTCAAAGCAAACTGAGCAGTTCTGAATACTCCATCTTTATCACGCAAACGAATCGTTAAAGCGGTTGGATCTCTGGTCACAACTGATTTTGCAAAGTCAGGAGAAACAGCAACAGTGTTTACTTGAAACTCTCCTTTTGGAAGGACTCTTTGGAGTTGATCTTGCACAAAGCCAACTTGAAACTCTGCTAAGTTTTGCAGTTCATCAATCATGTAAACGGCACTTTCATTTTCCCAGCCTTTCAGACTATCCACCATTTGAGCCAATATTGATCTAAGTCTTGCAGTTGTTGCTGGACTGTTTCCTTCAAGATCTCTAATCTGCCTGAGAACATCAAGGATTACTTCGTTAAATTGGGTGGCAACTTGAAATTGCACCTTGTTGCTATATCTGTTGAGATCTATAGCTTCTCTGTAAAAAGCCTCTGGAACTGCCATTTATTAAGCTGCTTCACTTTCTGGGTTCATCTCTATCAACCCACCCGACTGCGTTTTTTCTAGTTCCTCTTCGATATCAAAATCATCTCCGAGTATTTCTCCGCTCGCAAGTTGCTCAAGAAGTTTTTCTTGGCTGATACCATTTGCAGCATATATTTTGAGAAGGCTATCAATCTCTGCTGGCTCAAGCCTTGCGGTAACAAAGTCTCTATTAACAAAAGAACTCCCAGCGTTTGGTTCATTTAAATATTCACTGTGAAACTTTAGACAGTTATCAATTAAATCTTGCATCTGCTGTGCGATAACCATCATTGTTGAGTCGTTCTGCGATCTGTCGATCCGCTTTGCTTCTGCAGTTTCTCCGACTAACTTTTGACCAAGAACAGCAGCAAGAGACAAAGTATTTATTTGATCTTTTATATCACCAAGTCTTTTAAACTGACTGTCGTAGCTGTCTCCCGAAGGAGAAACATATTCAAGTCTTGATTCTGGTGGCAACGATAATGCTTCATTCGGACCAGTTGTTATCTCATCAGCGTTTGGATAACCAAAGACCGCAAGTAAAGGAACAGAACTAATATGAAGAATATTATCAAGGTCGCTTTGTATTTGGTAATGCTTAAGGTTTAGTTCCGCAATGTCGTATAAAGGACTGCGTGATTCGTAGTATCCAACTCGGTTTGAATATGCAACAGCAAAAGGAATCTTGTCTTTGATACTCATCTCTCCTTCATCAACTAATTTATAGTCTCCTTTTTTATCTTTGCGATGTATTTCATATCGACCAAGCTCAAGAACTCGGATTTGTTTTACCAACTTTTCACCATATTTACCATCGGCTTCGACCACTTGTTCCATCAGTCTGAGTTGCGTTAATTGCCTTGAGCCTTCTATGATTTCAGTTCGCCAGCCAAGAATATCTCTTGGTGTGTAAGTCACCCAATAAGGTCTTGCCTTCTCTCCCTCTTTTGGTGCGTCGACAAGCACACCAACATGACCAAACGAAATTGCTACTCTTGCAGTTTGATACAACCAAACATTCAGATCGTTGCCTTCAAGATCAACATCAAAAAGTTGCTCTCGAACAAGATCAGAAACATCATCAAGTCGCACAGGCTTTCGCACTAACATTCCCGATAACATTTTTTCTATTCGTTGTAAATAAGGAACAACAGTTGATCTTGCCAACCTTGTGTCGTAAGCATCATCAGTCTCTCTTGGTTCTTGTTGTAAATATTTTCTATGTTCGCTGCGTATTTTATAAGTCCCTTCTTTCAAATCCTCAATCAAACCCCAGAAATTTGCCATCCTTTGGTAGGCAGCATTTGGAGAGGCAACCGTTGTGGGAGCTAAAGTTACAGGCTGGTTGTAAATATTTAGTGAGCTATACACGGTTTTTCCTCATAATATCATTACTTTTAATATATTCTAATACCAGTTCGACGACCTGCTCGTGCATGAATAATATTAAATTCTCTATACACAAGGTAACCTAACGCATCGTTCAGGTGATCATATCCATTCTGCTTGTCTGGATCTCCACTTTTTTCATCATAACTTTGCAATTCTAAACACTCGATCAAGCGTCTGCAACTGGCATGAATCGCCAAACGCACCCATCCTTTGCTGTTCTCCAAGAGTGCTTGTAAGGTTTGAACTCTGTCTTTG